ATGAAAAAAAAGCAAGAAACCATGACTGATTGGCATCGTGCTGACATTGTGGCTCGTCTTAAAAAGGCGGGCTGGTCGGTAAGAGCATTATCTATTCAAGCCAATTTGGCACCGAATACATTAGGGAAGGCTTTAGATGCCCCATACCTAAAAGGCGAAAAGATTATAGCTGCTGCAATCGGAGTGCCGGCAGAAGAGATTTGGCCTTCTAGGTTTGAGAAAAGAAACCGTAAGCCTACTTTCCCAAGTCTGTAAATAGATAACGGTTTTGCTAAAGAGTTCCAAAAGGGTAACGCATTTAAGCAAAAATAGAAAGCATAAATATGAAAATATCTGCATCAGATATTGCGAAATTGGGTATCCCAAGTCTGCCAACTGATAGGCAAGGGATTGAATACCATGCCAAGAAAAACAATTGGCAACACTGTTTTGAGCAAATAGGAAGAGGCAGACCCAAAAAACTGTATGAAATTGCCTCTCTCCCCGCCGAAATCCGAGCCGCAATCATGAAACGTCAGGCAGACGAAATGGCGGAGAGTATGCCGAAAGCCCTACCCCAAATCAGACAGGAGAAGACGGCGATGTCGCCTCAAGTCTTGGCGGAAGCGGCAAAGCGATTGAACGAGAAACAACGGTCGGTGGCGGATGCGCGATGTGCGGTGGTGGCGGCGGTGTTGGGTATCAAATATCAATACGGTTGCTCTGCCAAGGTTGCGGTGGCTCAGTTTTTGAGGCTGCTGGCGGAGGGTAAGTTGGACGAGGTTACGCTCGGCAACTTGGAAACGGCAAATGACCGCAGCCGGTCGGCAAAGGTTGGCGAACGTACTTTAGACGGCTGGATTTCTGCCTACCTTAAGGCGGAAAACGCGACGGAGCGGTTGGTCTCTTTGGCTCCGAAGGTAACTAAGGCGGTCAAACCGATTGAGAGCTACGGTTGGTTGCCGACATTTATGCAGTTTCACAATATTCCGTCCGCGCCAAAATTGGCACACAGCTACCGCCGATTTGTGCAGTGGGCTGAAGCGGAAAATATGCCGGTCAATGATGTGCCTAACTTGAGTATGGTGCGGCGCGTTTGGGAAAAGCTCCCGCTGATTATGCAGGAGCGCGGCAGGAAAACGGGGGCGGCTTATAAATCGCTGCTGCCTTATGTGAAACGTGATTGGGGGGCTTTGAAGCCGAACGATGTTTGGATCGGCGACGGCCACAGCTTTAAGGCGAAGGTGGCGCACCCTGTACACGGCAGACCGTTTAAGCCTGAAGTGACGGTGATTATTGATGGTTGTACGCGGTTTGTGGTCGGTTTTTCGGTGTCGTTGGCTGAAAGTTGTGTGGCGGTATCGGACGCTCTGCGTATCGGGGTCAAGCACTTTGGTTTGCCGATTATCTACTACTCGGATAACGGCGGCGGTCAGACAGGCAAGACGATTGACCATGAAATCACGGGTATTACGTCCCGATTGGGTATCCGCCATGAAACGGGTATCGCGGGCAATCCGCAAGGTCGAGGCATCATCGAGCGATGGTGGAAAGACAATCTGATTGAGATGGCGCGCCAGTATGAGACGTTTGCGGGCGCGGGGATGGACAGCAGCACGAAGAATCTGATGTACCGCAAGATGGAAAGTGCGTTTAACGCTTTGGAAAAAGGCAAGGAGTTGACGGTAGAACAGCAAAAATATTTGAAAAAGCTGCCGAGCTGGTCGCAATTTATCGCGGATGTGGTCAAGTGTATTGACGAATACAACAACCGCCCACACGGCGAGCTGCCCCGACATCCGGACGGCGGGCATTACACGCCGAAGGCTTATCGGGAAATGAGGCTGGAACAGGACGGTATCGCGCCGGATATGTTGTCGGCGGAAGAGCTGGCGACGATGTTTATGCCGCAGGAGGTGCGAAAGGTACAGCGCGGTTGGCTGGATTTGTTCAACAACTCTTATTTTTCAGTCGAGCTGGCGGAGTATCACAAAGACGAGGTACGGGTCAGCTACGATTTGGACGATGCGTCGGTGGTCAATGTGTTTGATATGGACGGCAAGTTTATTACGAAGGCACAAGTCAACGGCAATAGCCGCGAGGCGTTCCCGACGGCGCGTATCGACCAACTGGCGGAAAAACGCCGAAAAGGCAAAATCAAGCGGGCGGAAAATGCAATCAAGCTCGCGAATGCGGAAGTCAATCCGGCTCTGGAACAGGCTGCGGTTTGGGACGAGCTGGGACATTTGGGCGGAAACGTCATCGAGGCGGAGTATGCGGTATTGCCGAGAACGGGAACAGACGACGAGATTGTCTTGTTTGAGGCGGATATGTAAAGGAAAACATGATGGACAAACAGAAAAATGCGGCGTTTCCGACCGAGCTTGTTGAAAAATTGAAACTCAAGCGAGCTCTTGGGCGGATTCAACGAGCTCAAGTAAAGATTCAAGGTGTTCCCGCTGAACAGAATCAGGCTCAAACGTTTTTGCCTGCGCTTGAAGGAAGCGGCGAACCTGCTCAATCGAAGTCGGCTCTTGACGGGTAATCCGCTGGAGCAGCCAGGCAAGTACGAAGGAATCGGTAAGCGACCTGTCTTCCAAGTCTTGAACGGCGACTTCCAGCATGATCAGACGTTTTTCTAAATCGGGTAACTCTTTCATTTCAGACGACCTTTAAAGGTTGTTTAAAACTCAAGGATATTAAAAATGAAACAAATTAATCAAGCATTGCAGCAAAAACTTACTGAATTTAAAGCCAAATCGGGTATGAACCAAACCGAACTGGCACGCGGTATCGGGGTATCTCCGGCATCTATCAGCATGTATTTGAATAATACCTACGCTGAAAAAGGCGGCAAATATGAAACCATCGAGCCGAAAATCGAAGCGTTTTTAGAGGTGCAGGAAAGTAAGGCGCAACGCGAAGAGCTGGTTTTGGGGTTTGTATCGACCAAGACAACCCGCCGAATCTCTGAAGTGATGCGCGACGCACATGAAGCGGGCGACACGGTCGTTATCTACGGCCAAGCGGGTTTGGGCAAGACGCAAGCGGTCAAAAACTACTGCGAGAAGAATCCCGCCGCCATCCTGATTGAGGCTAATCCGAGCTTTACGGCACTTGTGCTGATGCGCAAGCTGGCGGCAGCGGCGAAGGTCTCAACGGTTGGCAGCCTGAATGATTTGTTTGAGTCTGTATCTGACCGCCTGCGTGATTCGGGTCGTCTGATTGTGGTCGATGAAGCGGAAAACCTGCCTTTTCGCGCCCTTGAGATTATCCGCCGACTGCATGACGACACGGGCTGCGGTTTGGTTTTAAGCGGTATGCCGCGATTGGTGGCGAATCTGCGCGGTAAGCATGGCGAGCTGGTACAGCTTTATAGCCGCGTATCGGTTGCGCTGAATTTGGGTGACTCCATGCCGGATGACGAATTGGAGGAAATTGCCAGAGCGGCGATGCCGGAAGCAGACGATGCGACGATTGCGGAACTGGTCAAACAAAGCAACGGCAATACGCGACGGATGAGCAAGTTGATGTGCGGTGCGGTACGAACGGCGAATAAAAACGGCATCAAAATGCAATCGGGCATCATCAAAAAATACTCGACATTGATTATCCGATAGGTCGTCTGAAACGGTAAGTCTTTGACAGGGCTATATATTTTTTTACCCTATGATTTTAATAAGTTATTGTTTTTAAAGGAAAACGCAAAAATGAATGTTTTAAAGAACGTTGATTGGAAGATGTTTGTGGCGCGCTCTTTTTGGCGGTGGGTGCCGGTTGGTTTGACGGTGGGCGTGTGGTGTTTTGTGGGTGGAATGGCGTTGTATGGCTGCACCCAAGAACCCGAACCTATTGCGAAAGAGCTGACGAAGGTTGAGGCGATGGAAAGACAGGCGGATTTGGAAGTTTTGAAAACGGAACGTGCCTACGAGGCAATGAGTGTGGAGCAGAAGATGGAAGGAGTGGTTTATGAATAAGTTCAGACGTCCAAAACGGGGACTGAACCGAGCCAAGAAATTGGCTTTGAAACGGGCAGTCGAGGAAATCCGCGCCAAGTACGGCGAACGGGCGATTACTAAGGGATGGCGCAAGCCGGAAGGGAAGTAAAAATGATGGAAATTTGGATGATTTGGATGATTTTGGGGGCTGCGCTGGGCGCGGTGATCGGGATGTTTATCTACGCGGAAGGCATCTTGCTCGAAAACGAGCGTCTGCGCGGGATTTTGAGAGTGGAAGTTGCGGCGCGTGAGGTGTTGGAGGCATGGATGGACGCGGCATACCTCAGCCGGAAGGGAGGCGGGAAATGTTAACCAAATTGAAACCCTGCCGAGTTTGCAAACAGATGAAGCCTGAATCGGCATTTGCGTGGACTTTGGACAAAAACGGGGTACGGAAGCGAACCCAACGTTGCGCGAAATGTTGGGCGGAGCAGATGGAAAAAGAAGCTCGGTTGAATATGGAATGGCATCGCGAAAAGCGCGGGACGGTACTTGAGTTTGGACGACCTGCCGTCGCCCGCTCGGTTTGGGGCGACAGTTGGCCTGCCGCTCCTGAGATTATGGATAACCGGTACTGGCCGGCAACAGATACGCGCAAAGCGGATGCCGAATGGGCATTGAAATTTAGGGAGTCTGCGAAATGAGCTTTAAAAGACGGAACAACGATTGGCAGGCATGGGGGCAACACCGCCGTCGCGCGACGAAGTTTATGGTAAAGCGGAACCGCGATCAGGAAGTCGCCAAATATCAGGCGCAGTTTGAAGATAAGGACGGCAAAGGTCGTCTGAAAGAAGAAAAGGAAATGAAAAATGGATAAGCAGGCAGTTTTGGAAAAAATCAAAAAGTGTTTGGCTTTGAGCAAATCGGCAAATGAACACGAGGCGGCGCAGGCAATGAAACAGGCGCAGGCACTGATGAAAAAGTATGAAGTTGATGCTGTTGATGTTGTCTTGTCGGAAGTCTCCGAGCGTGGCAGCGGTCGGAAGATGGCAGTTAAGCTGGCCGAATGGCAGTGGGCTGTCGCAAACATGATTTCCGAAGTTTTCGGGTGCAAATGTTATCAACAGGGAGATGCAATGGTTTTTTACGGTTTGGGCAACCGAGCCGAGATTGCTTCCTATGCTTTTGATGTGGTCTATCGGCAGATTTCCGCCGCCCGCCGCGAATTTCTGAAAACCTGCCGAGCAAGAAAACCCTCAAACCGAACCTATCTTGCCGACCAGTTTTGTAACGGATGGATGATGGGGGCGTGGGGTGCCGTCAAAGAATTTGAGATGTCAGACGATGAAAAGGCGGTCATGGCTGACTATAAAAGAAAAAAACATCCACATATCGCCAAGGCGGTAGTTAGAGACGCCAAGTCGTCCAAACTGGACGGGAGTGCCGCGATGATTGAGGCAATAGTCAAGGGGCAGGCGGCAGGGCAAAAAGTGCAATTGCACCACGCGATGAACGGCGCGGAAGGCGTTAAACAAATTGGAGAACGGAAATGAACGAAAAAGATTTAATCGAATGGCTGGAAGACCGTGGAGAACTCATGGTCATGAAAAAGGACGGTGAAGGTTTCGTGATCGCCGCCCGCGCGCCGGACGGTATTTGGAAAACGGCGGAGGCGGCAACGCTGACAATGGCAATAGAAGCTTGGGAGGAAATGCGATGACTACCGGAATGATGATTTATCTATTGGTCTGCGGGCTGATTGGTTTGGCACTGGTGGTTTTGGCACTGATGAGCCTGATTGAAAACTGGTTTAAGCAGCGGACTAAAGCTGTTGTTTTGGATGCCTGCGGTATGTTTTTTGGGTTGGTTGTTGTCCTTGTGGCGTTTTTGGCGATTCTTGGGGTGATTAAATGAATATCAAATGCCAGAACTGCGGGGCGGTGCATAGTCTGGACAGCTTAATCAACGATGCCGACGCATCGGCTGTATTGCGGGCTGTGTTGGAGATGGACGCTGAAATGGGCAAGGCGGCGATAAGGTATGTCGGCTTGTTCCGCCCCGCCAAGTCGCAGTTGAGCTGGGCGCGTACGGCGAAGCTCTTAAACGAGTTGATGCTGATGATTAAAGCGCAGGAGGCGGTACGCGACGGGGTGTCCTACCCCGCTCCCGCCGAGGCTTGGCTGCACGGCTTTAACGGAACGGTCAACGCCCGCGACCAAGGTCGTCTGAAACTGCCCTTAAAGTCGCATGGTTATTTGCTGGAGATTGTGAGCCAGTGGCAGGGTTCGGGGTTGCCCTCTCCCCAGTCCTCTCCAACAGGGAGACTGGGCGAAGGCGGCGCGCCGTCAAAACTGCGGCAAGGTGTGGCAGCCTTGGGCGAATGGGCAGGGAATGATTGGGCAAAACGTGAAATTGCATCAGGTTTTTCGCTGCTCGCCGCGCTGAATCTGCCCAACCGCCCCGCAGCGCAGGATATGCCGGTAGTTGCGGAAATTTGGTATCGGAAACTGATGGAGACAAAAGAAATCGTCTCGCCGGAATATGACCCGATACGGATTCAGAGTGGGTTTAAGGTGTTGCAGGCGGCGGAAACGTGGCCGCAACCCGCCGAACTGCTCCGCAACCTGCCGCCACGGTTGATACCAAGGGCGATGCTGGCAAAGCCCGCGCCGGACAAAGAAAAAGGTCGTCTGAAAATGGCGAAAGTGAGAGAAGTTTTAAATAAGAAAGGTAAGTGAAATGAAAGAGTATGTTTTTAAAATTGTTTCGGAAAATGGGAAGTGTCGCGTCGAGTTGCCCGAAATCAAGATAAACGGTGAGTATCAAGCTCCCGACCTGATGGCTGCGTTGACAACGGAATTTTTAGACAGCGCATGCAGTGATGCCGCCCGAGATACGGAAGGATTTATCAAGGCTACTGTCACTAATTTAAAAGTATTGCAACTGGCAAGACAGTTGAGAGATGCGGAACGAAAAGTAAATTAAGAAAGGAAAAAGCAAATGGCTAAACAACGTATCAAACAGGCGGCAATCGAAGCCGCACAAGACAAAACCGAAGTAACGGCGCATATCCGTGCGATTGGCGACCTGAACCGCGAAATCAAACGCTTGGAAACCGAAGCGGGCGATAAAAAAGCGGTGATTGAAGAAGAATACGCCGCGCTTGCCGCTCCGTTGAAAGCCGAGTCGGAACGCCTGACTGCTGCCGTCGCCGCCTACTGTGAGGCACACAAGGACGATCTGACGGAAAACGGCAAGACCAAGACGGTGGATTTTGTGACGGGACTCGTCAAATGGCGTATCCGCCCGCCTAGCGTCAAGGTAACAGGCGTCGCCGCCGTCTTGGCTTGGATGTCGGAAAAAACGGCATATCAAAGCTTTATCCGCACCAAGCAGGAAATCGACAAAGATGCCATTCTGAATGAGCGCGATCAGTTTGCCAATGGCCAAGTGCCGGGTATTAAGATTGTGTCGGGGCTTGAAGATTTTGTGATTGAGCCTACTGAGCAGGAGTTGATGTAGAAGTGTTTTAAAGTCTTTAACAGGATATTCAACACCGGTTTTAACAAGCTGTTAAAACCGGTGTTGAATTTTTACAATACTAGATATGCCACTTTTACCTCAATATTTCTAAATCGGCACAATATATTGGATTCTATACTGGCAGTGGTAAATCAACTACTCGTACCGAATTCGCCAAATTATACGGTTTATATTAAAATCAAGCGGTGCTTCAAATTTGCACTAATAAGTAATTTAGAAAGGAAAAAGATGGATAAAAAATACTTAGACGGTTGGGACGGAAATGACTGAACTAGTTTCTAATTGTTACGAATATATCACGCCGATACTGACAGTTATCGGCGTTTTCATTGCAGCCTATGGAATATTTAGGAATACTGAAAATGCCAACTGAAGGTACTTAATCAACGCGAATTTGTTGCTGCCGGTGTATTGCGTGGTGCTTTCCATGAGCCGCTTTTCAAAGAATTTGAATATTCTATCTTATTACGAGATTGGAATAATTTGAATGGGTTTATTCAAGAAATAAGAAGAAAACGTAATTCGCCAACAGCATTCCAAGAATTTGAGACACTGGCGAAAAAGTGGAAGAAAAAACCGCTTAAAGTAAAACATTAATTATTGCAAAGGTCGTCTGAATTATTCAGACGACCTTTTTTATGCCTGTCCGTTTCGCAAAAAAAACAGCGGCTTACTACAATATATAGTATTTTATCTGTATAATATGCGATAATTAATCAATATATTGTGTTTTAGGGGTTTGAAATGCGCCGTGCGTTGATTGCGAAAATTAAAATCGCTCAAAAAGAGCTTGGTTTGGATGATGCGACGTATCGCGCGGTGTTGGAGCGGGTGACGGGCAAGCGGTCGTGTACCGAGTGCAGCATCCCTGAGCTGGAGCGTGTGGTCGAGGATTTGCGCCAGCATGGGTTTGCGCCGAAAAAAACGGCAGGACAACGACCGAACCGCCGCGATTCTGCCGACCCGATGATGCGCAAAATCGAAGCCCTGCTGCTGGATAACGGCTGGACTTGGAATTATGCGCACGGCACGGCGAAAAAGATGTTTAAGGTTGACCGCGTGGAATGGTTGTCCGACGGCAATATGCACAAGTTGGTGGCGGCTTTGCAGATTAGCGCGAACCGCAAGAAAAAGGAGAAAACGGGATGAGTTTGAACTGGGAGATGACGGAGCAGGATTTTGAGGATGTGAAACATCTGCTGCCGCACAGCGTGGTGGCGATGATTACGGTTATCGGGCTGGAGGCGACGTTTCACATGGTTAAGGTTTGGGGTGGGACGAATTATCCGATTTCCAACCGCCGCCGCAATACGCGTCAGAGCCGCATCTTACACGCTCAACTGGTCGAGGACATCGGCGAAGAAGCGGCGGGACGGTTGGAGCGTGCTTATGTCGGGCAGCCTTTCTTGGCGATTCCGCGCTGCTGGGATGCGATGCGCGAACTTCGCAACCGGTTCATCCGCCGCCAATATGATGCGATGAGCGCGGAAGGTTTGAGCGATTTGTTTATTGTGCGCGAGCTGGTGTTGGCGCATAAGCTGTCGACGCGAAATATCCGATACATTCTGAAAGAGGCCGACCGCGAGGCGGCGGCAAGGGCGCAGGCTGATTTGTTTGCGGCTTAGTTTTTGTTGTGCTTGTGTTGAGAGTGGACCTTTTACCCTGCCTTCGGGCAGGGATTTTTTTTGCCTGTATTCCGCTGAATGCAAGCCTGACGGGGCTTGGGGGTCGTCTGAAAAGGTTTAATGGGGTTTTAAAACTATCTATTTGAGGTATTTATGGCCCAGCAAAAAGAACTCCCTTGGGTGGCAGAGGCGCGAAAGTATATCGGTCTGACAGAAATCCCCGGTAAAAACCACAATCCGACCATTTTGAATTGGCTTCACGGCTTGAAGGCTTGGTGGAAAGACGATGAGACGCCGTGGTGCGGCGTATTCGCAGCCCATTGTCTGCGAGCCGGTAACCGAGACATCCCGAAGGATTGGATGCGCGCCAAAGAATATGCTTTTTGCGGTAAACGCCTTACCAAGCCTGCTTACGGCTGTTTGGTCGTGTTCACTCGCCAAGGCGGCGGTCATGTTGGGTTTGTTGTCGGCAAGGACAAGGCGGGTAATCTGCTGGTTTTGGGCGGCAATCAAGGCAACCGCGTCAGCATCGCGGAATTTCCGACGTCCCGCGTGGCTGCGTATGTATGGCCGTCTGTTGGTGGTGCGCCTCTTGACCCCGCTCCGGAGCGTTACAACCTGCCATTGGGCGGTGCGGCAATGAGCAGGAGCGAAGCATGAAAAAGGCTTTAATTGCTTTGGCATTGGCGGCATTGAAACCGCAGGTGCCTGAATTTGAGATTAAACCTGCCCGTGTGGGCAATTTGAAACAACATCCGAGCCTGCGCTTGGGTAAATCAGGCGTGGCAGCCGCCAAACGTGCGGCGCGTAAACGCAAAGCGAGAAAGTAAGAAATATGATACACGGTTGGGACGGTTATTAAGATGCGGATTTTCGACATTTTTAAAAACCCTGCGACAGGCAATGTGTCGCACTCGAAGCTGTGGGCAAATATCGCCTGCGCGGCAGGGACGGTTAAATTTGTGATGTTGCCTGATCCGTCGGCAGAAATTTGGGCGGTGTATTTGGGCATTGTGGGCGGCTATGCCGTGGCGCGCTCGCTGGTCAGCGTCAAACGTCAGGAGGTCGAGAATGAATCTGAATCTCGTGAAACTGTTGACGAATAACTGGCAACCGATTGCCATCATCGCGCTTGTCGGCACGGGATTGGCGGTGTCGCACCATCAAGGCTACAAGTCGGCGTTTGCCAAACAGCAAGCCGTCATCGACAAGATGGAGCGCGAAAAGGATCAGGCCTTGCGTCTGTCGGCTCAAAACTACGCGCGCGAGCTGGAGCAAGCCCGCGAGGAAGCAAAACAATCTGAAGCCAAGGCGCACGCCGTCGGTGTGGCTTTGGCGCAAAAACAGGCGGAAGTCAGTCGTCTGAAAACGGAAAACAAAAAGGAAATCGAAAATGCGCTTACTCAAGACCGCCAAAAAGCAGGCGGCGGTTGCATTGACGGCCTTGGCTCTCACAGCCTGCGCCTCTACGCCCGCGCCCTCGGCTACGGAAATTAAGGTTGTCGAAAAGGCAGTCATGCCGACACCGCCCGCTGCGTTGATGGTCGCGCCGGTGCGCCCGAATCCGCCGAAAGACGGCAAGACAGCAACGCTGCTCGAACACGCCGCTGAGTTTGGCGGCTATGTTGCCGAACTTGAAAATCAAAATCAGGCTTGGCGCGACTGGGTCAACAGTCAAGCGGAAGTTGACGGTTCGGAGGGCGCGCGATGACGACTTATCGTGAGTTGGTACAACGCACGGTCGCCTGCCGCCATGCGGATTTAGAGCTGGGATTGAGCCGCGCACGCGAGCAAGAGCCGTTTGTCATTCATGTTTCCGACCTATTGGATAAGGCAGGCATTGAGTACGCAGTGCGTATGGATAAGGATTTTCAGACGACCTTTTGCGTGGAGTTTGACGGCAACGCGGAAGCGGCTGTCTATTCTGCGGTGTCGCCGTATTACCTGATTTTTTCAGGAGATGGAAAATTTGAAGTAGCGAGTCGCCATCCTGACGGCTACTCCGTCCGTATCGTATTCGGCGATGTGCCGGTTTAAGGGGGTTTTAAATGGATTTCGAATTCGGGTTCAAAACCCTTTGGCCGATTGCGACTGCCGCGTTTTGGTTTTGGGTCAACGGCATTTCAGGCCGTCTGAAAGAGGCGGACAAGCGTATCGACGACCTGAAAGAGGAGCTGCACGCGGTCAAGCTCTCCTATCACACCAAGCAGGACGCCAAGGCAGACAGCACTAATATTGCGGCGGCCTTGGAACGAATTGAAAACAAGTTGGAAAAAGTAAACGAAAAACTGGACAGGAAAGCGGACAAATGAGCGACCCGATTTTAGAAGTCTTGGCGCGTATTGAAGCCAAGCAGGATGACATGCTCGCCAATCAGGCGCGTATGGACGAAGAATTGCAGCAAATTAAGAAAGACTGCAAGAAATCTGCTGCGGTTTACGGCGGTCTCGGCGGCGTGATTGTAACGACCGGCTGGGAGTTGCTGCGAGCCAAGTTCGGGGGCTGATATGGCACACCCGAAAGAAACCCGCGAAAAGCTGCGCAGGCTGTACGTCAGCGACGGGCAGACGCTCGAAATCGCTGCGATGATGTGCGAAATCCCGACAGCTACCGCCCGTAGTTGGAAGCGTGCCGCCAAAGAGACCGGCGACGATTGGGACAAAGTACGCGCAGCCTACATCTTGGCGGGCGGCGGCATCGAAGACTTGAGCCGTTCTCTGTTGGCGGGTTTTTTGGTGCAGTACCAATCGACGATGACTATGTTGCAAGACACGTCGATTGAAGAGCTGATGCCGTCCGAGCGCGCCAAATTGTTGGCGAGCCTGTCCGACGCGTTTACCAAGACGGTGGCCGCAAATAAGCGGGTATTGCCTGAAGTTCAACAATCTGCGATTGCCATTAAAGTCATCGAAAAGCTGTTTGCCTATATTGCCGACCAACATCCAGATATGTTGGCTGCTTTTGATACGGTACTGCAAGGCTTTCAAACTGTCATCGAGAAAGAGTTTTAACCATGCAGCAGAGAAAATTGAGCCAATCCGAACTACGCGCCAAAATGTCCGCTATCCGGGCAGACATCAATCGGCGCATCAGTGCGGCGGATATCGGATTGTCTGCTGCGCCTGCGGATATTGCCGAGCGTCGCGCCAAAGTGATGCGGTGTACGCCCGAGGCTTTCCGTTTTTTCTGCAAGACTTATCTGCCGCATTATTTCCCCGACGACAGCGAATCTGTTTTCCATACATGGGCATACACAGAGCTGCCCGAAATCGAAAAAGAGCAGGAGTCGGTCTTGCAGGGTTGTGCGGCATCGCGCGGCGAAGCGAAAACATCGCTGACCGTACAGGCGTTTGCCCTTTGGCGCGAAGTGCGCAATGCCAAACACAATACCGTCATCGTATCTGACACCGAAGACCAAGCCGACGCCATCGTCGAGGCCATTAAAACCGAACTGACCGACAATCCCGCGTTGCAGTTGGACTTCCCCGAAGTCTGTGGACAGGGGCAGGTATGGCGTATCGGAGAAATCCGAACCCGCCAAAATAACCAGTTCAAAGCCTATGGTGCGGGACAGGGTATCCGCGGTGCAAAAAAAGGTGAGGTGCGCCCCGATGCAGTCTATCTCGACGACTTGGAAAATGAAAAACATTCCGAAAACATCCGCCTGCGCGACAAACTGACCAAGTGGATAGGCAGTGTCATCAATCCTTTGGGTGGTGCGGGCGCGAAGTGCGACATTTTGTATGTCGGTACGATTTTATGTTTGGACAGTGTATTGGCTCGGGTGTTGAAAAATCCGTTTTGGCGCAGTGTGCGCTTTTCCGCCATCATGAAGTGGCCTGTCAATATGGATTTGTGGGCGGAATGGGAAAACATCTACCGTAACACGCCGAAAGAAAACCGCGCCAACGAAAAGGCGGCTCAGGCGTTTTACGAAGCAAACGAAGCGGCAATGTTGGAAGGCAGCGAAGTGAGTTGGAGCAAACGACCGCTTCTCGCCCTGATGAAAATCCGCGCCCGTGACGGTATCCATGTCTTCAACTGTGAGTACCAAAACCAGCCGGGCAATCCCGAAAATGCGATTTTTGCTGATTATTTGGACAACTGTTATTACCGTGCACTGCCGCATGATGTCGTGTATTTTGGTGCGGTTGACCCTTCGCTTGGCAAACAGGGTAAAGGCACTGACCCGTCCGCCATTCTGGTCGGCGGCTACCAACGCGCCACAGGTACGCTGTTTGTCGTGGAGGCATCCATTAAGAAACGTGTACCGAGCCTGATTATTCAGGACGTCATCAGACTGCAAAAGCAATACGGCTGCTTGCTGTGGGTCATCGAGACCGTCCAGTTCCAAGAATTTTTCAAAGACGAACTGATTAAAGAGGCGGCAAAACAAGGGACACATGTTCCTGCGCGTGGAGTCAAGCCGAGCGCAGAAAAAGTGATGAGGATTGAAAGTATCCAACCGCATTTTGCCAACGGATTTATCAAACTGTTACCGGAGCAACGTGTATTGATTGAGCAGTTGCGGGAATTCCCCGATGCCGACCACGACGACGGCCCCGATGCGCTGCATATGCTGTGGATGGCGGCAACAACGGGCAATGTATCAAACAGAGCGCGGGCGATTGATTTGCCTGCGCCGATGTTGGAAATGTGATTTTAAGGTCGTCTGAAACCGTTTTCAGACGACCTTTGGAGTAAAAAAATATGTTCGGATTGATTAAAAGCGCAACACGGAAAACCGCCATCAAGACATTGACGAGCGCGACAGAAGACGCGCTGGAAAGCCTGTTCTCTAACATGGAAGGCACGGACGCTCTGCTTTCGCGCCTCGGCGTGGACAGGCAGCAGGCATTGGACGCGGTAGCGGGCGACGATGAGGTCGCCGCCTGTTTGGAGGATTTACACTCCGCCATGCAGAATAAATCTTGGCGAATCTATGGCGAGGACTTGAGTGACGAAGACAAAGACCGTTTGTGGAAAACGCTGAAACGCCATTTGCCCGCGCTTGCCGAAATCGTCCTGACGGCGCGGCTGGGCGGATACGGCGTGGGGCGTTATGTCTATCAGCCCGAACCCGACGGCTTTTTGACGATTAAACACATCAGCAACAAGAGCGGCGAACTGGCGAAATATATCCCCTACCGCGACGGTTCGCTGGTGTATCGCGGCAGCGGAGGCGAAGAAGCCTGCAATACGGACGTGCTGTATCTCTTTATCACCCATCGTGCGACTTCAACCAATCCAGCGGGCGAAATGGCGGCGGCGCGGCTGTATGCGCCCGTCGCGTTGCGTAAAAAAGGCTTTGTCTATGCCGCGCAATTTATTACGCGCTACGCCCAGCCTTATCTGATTGCCAAAATCCAAGCCAACAGCGAGGACGATCACAATGGATTCATGAGCCGTTTTTACCGATTTGTCTCCGGCGGCGCGTTGAGCATCGACCGCGAGGACGATGTGATGATGCTGCAAAACAGCGCGGACGGTCAGGCATTCCGCCGTCTGGAAAACCTTGCCAATGCGCGCATCCAAAAAACGCTGCTGGGCAAAGTCAAAACCAGCGACCTTGAGACCGCCAGCCGCGCCAGTCAGGAAACCGAAGAAAACAACCGCGACGAGCGTATCGGCGCGTATCTTGCCCTTTTGTCCCGCGCGGCGCAGCACTTTATCGACGCGCTTGTGATGGTCAACAACGCCTACGGCAAGCCGATTCACGCGCCAAAAGGTGTATGGTTCGAGTTTGAAGACGAAATCAAGGTCGATAAAACCCGCGCCGAACGCGACAAGATGTATATGGATACGGGACAACTCATACTGACCGAGACCTACTACCGCGACATCTTGGGCTTCGAGCCGGAACATTTCGAGCTGCGCGATCCGAAAACGTCGTCTGAAAACCCTGCGTCCGCCAAATTCAGCCTGCGCCTGTCTGATGGTCTTGCCCGTAATGCGCCCGATACGGCGGAGCAGGCAATCGCCCGTCCGAAGATGGAAGCGGTGTTGGGTTTGTTGGAAAGCTGCAAAGACTACGCCGAATTTGAGGAGAAGCTGTCGGGACTTGATTTGAACAAGGGCGACAATCTTTTGATTCAGCGTTTGGTTTCAGACGGCCTTTCAGCCTGGGCTGACGGAGCGGGTGATGGACGGGATTGAATACAACTTCGCGGGGCTGGTCGATAAAGCCGCTTTCGAGCATTTCAAATCCAAGAAAATCCTTGCGGGTTTCAGTCATTACGACGTTTGGCTGTATCAGCACAGCCTTGCCTTTACCGTCGCCAAGATGATGGACGCGGATATGCTCGCCGAAGTCAAAGATGCCATCGAATCCGCGCAGCAAAACGGCACAGCGTTCGCTGATTTTAAAAAGCGTTTAAAACCGTATTTAATGGCTAAAGGCTGGTGGGGAGAGCAAGTGATGACCGACCCGCTGGACGGCGAGCCGAAATTGGTACAGCTCGGCAGTACACGTCGTCTGAAAACCATTTTCAACACCAATATGCAAACCGCCTTTGCGGCGGGGCAGTGGCAGCGGATTCAGGCAAATAAAAAAGCCCTGCCGTATTTGCGCTACAACCATTCCGCCGCCGGGCATCCGCGCGACAGCCATAAACGCTACTACGGTTTAGTCCTGCCGGTCGATCACGACATTTGGAAGGTCATCTTTCCGCCCAACGGCTACGGCTGCAAATGCTCGGTGTCCGCCCTGACCCGTCGGCAGGCGGAGCGCGAGGGCATCAGCGGCGAGCCTGATGTAGATATGGTCGAGTTTACCAATCCGCGCACAGGTCAAACGGTTTTGATACCCGACGACATCACGCCGAGCTTTGCGCACAACCACGGCGACCGATTGGGCGCGATGGACGCGCTGTTTGGCGAGAAAAACGGCGAAGAGGCACTGACCGCCATGATTGCCGAGCGCGAGGCGTGGTTGGACAAGCGGTATAGCGTGCCGTCTGACAAAGTGGCGGTGTTCGCTTTGCCGGACAAGGTGTCGGAAAAAGAAGTGCGCAGGCTGACAAAAGAGCAGTCTGCCAACAATACCAAAGACCACGAAGCGAGAGCTGCGGCAGCGTGGCAGTCTGAAACGGGGGATAGGCTGGAAGTGTTCGATTTGCCCGTGGAGAAAGGTAAGGGTCAAGCCGATTATCTGATTGTTTCAGACGACCTGCCCCGTGAGCAATGGGTAACACTGGATTTTATGTTTACCGAAAATCCCGAACGTGCGGAATTGATGAACCGTTATTTTGCGCCCACCGCAGGGGCGTGGAATACTAAGGTCGATAAGATTCAGGAACATTTTGATAAAGCCGATATTGTCCCGCTTGATTTGCGCCATCTGAATGCGGCGAACCGGCATAAATTGTTGCAGTATGTGTTATCATTGCCGAAAGAACAGCGGGATAAAGTCCGCTTATTGGTAAAAATATCGGAGTAAGTCATGCCGTCTGAACTGTATGTCAGCCGCGAGGTAAAAGTATTTTTAGGCGGGAAAACCGCCCCGTCCGAATTGTTGGACTATCTGTACCCGCGTCTTGCTGAAATTGACAAGGAAGCAGCCGACCAAATGCAGGGCGAGTTTTCGGGCTGCGTATTTTCGATTGCGGATTTGTCCGCTGCGGCATTCGCCCGTGTGCGCGGATGGATACTTGAGGCAGCAGAAAAGTCCGAGTGGATTAAGCCTTACAAGTCTGATTTAAAAGCCGCGCTTGAAGCTGATCCGAGATTTAAATCTGTATAACCCGAAGGTCGTCTGAAACCGTTTCAGACGACCTTTTTTCATAACCGCCCAAATTTCGCGTTTTAGCGCATTTTATCGGTCGGGATAGGCAAAGATATATCCGAGAGTTTAAATGCAATCTGACGCAGCCCTAAAAGCCCCCTGAAACGTTTTTTTAAACCGCCGCCGTCTGCGTTTTTGGATATGCCCTAAATTTGCGATTTTAGGTGGGTCGGATGCCAAAGATAGGCAAACCCCCGCCAGAATCTTAAAAATCAATCTGACGCGATTCTAAAGCGGTTTTAAAGTGGGTATTTTCATATTTTGCGCGTAAGTATTTTTAAAAGGTCGTCTGAAAACCAAATACGGTTTCGGGCGGCCTTTTCCATTTTGGGCAGCAAAGTGAAGTCATGCCGCCGTCTGTTTGCCGTCATGCGTTGCACAATGGCGGCTATGAATACGAAAACATCACCCCTCAATATCAAGTTGTCCGCCGCGCTGCCGGTTGCTTTGGCGACCCGTGCGGATGATGTGCGCACTTTTAAAGGTATTGCCAATTCTGGCAAGCCGTTCGGCTACGGCGGTTATCAGACCGTCGTCGATTTGGCGGAGCTGTCGCACAAAGCGTCCGTACCCGTCCTGTTGGAGCATTCGCCGCTGAAAATGGCGGGCGTGTGCAGCCTGTCGGTAACGGCGGACGGTCTGATTGCCGAGGGCAGTCTGTTGTCCAACGAGTTTGGCACGCAGATCGCCGAAGCAGCCGACCAAGGCTTCCCTTGGGAGATGTCGGTTTACGCACAGGCGGCATCCTACGAGGAGCTGGCGGCAGGCGCGGTATTGTCCGTCAACGGCAACGAAGTAACGGGGCCTGCGGTGATTTTGCGCCGCTGCACCATCCGCGAGGTGTCGTTTACCGCCGTCGGTGTGGACAGTGAGACGGAGGCGGTGGTGTTGTCGGACGGCAGCCCCTTGCCGGATATTTTTAAACAACCTTTGGAGTTATCCATGACCCCTGAAGAGAAACAAGCGTTTGACGACCTGAAAGCGGAAGTCGATACGCTCAAGGCTGAAAAAGCCGAAGCCGAGAAAAAGCTGAAAGAAGCCGAAGCTGCCGCCAAGAAAAACCAAGTCAAGGCGAAATTGTCCGCCGCAGGCTTTAAGGAAGGCGAAGACGGCAAGTTTGAAGGCTTGTCCGACACGACCATGACTGTGCTTTTGTCTGCCGACATTGCGGCGGCTGAAGCCATGATTGCCGATTTAGCGCCGAAAGCTGCTCCATCTGCCGTACCGCCCGCGCTGTTGAGCGAAGGCGCAGGCAGTGGCAAGCCTGAAGAAACTGCCGCAGAAGGTAAATTCTCTATTGCCAGCCACAAAGGCTTATTGGGAGGCTCTTATGTCTAAAGTCAAAACCGAAATCTTAGGCCCTGTTATTTCCGACTTTTTGAAATACGAGGCGACGCCGCAGACCCGTGTTGCCGTTGCTGCCGATGCCGGCACGAAAGCAGGCAAGTTTGTCGAATACCCACTGCGCGGCAAAAAGCTGGTGGCGTTAACTGACGAAACCGACGGCAAAGTTGTCGTACAGCCGCTCAACTGCATCATCGACCTGTCAAAAGTTGCCGATGCAGACATCAAAACGGCAACTACCGGCAAAACCTTGGACGCGCTGAAAAAAGAAGGCGACGCATACGGCATCGTTTACCAAGGCACGCCCATCGCCTGATTTTCAGACGACCTTTAAACCTGATTTAACAAGGACACATCATGCCTTTATCCGATAACAGCAAGTTTGGCGTGCAGGCTATGACTACCGCCATCAACAAAATCGACCCTGGCGCAAGCCAAATCCGCGAGTTGGGCATCTTCGAACCCGAATATCTGACCACCACTTATGCCGACATTGAGTTCCAAGACGGCAAAGTCAGCTTGGTTGCCAGCAAAGAGCGCGGCACATCCGGTCAGGCGGTCGAAAGTCCGAAACGCACCGTGCGCACCGTCAAAGTGCCGCACCTGCCGATTCATGACGTGGTTCGCGCCGACGACGTGCAAAACCTGCGTGCTTTCGGTACGACCCAAGCCGCAACCGTCATGGACAAGGTCAACGAAAAACTCGCCGGCGGAAAATCCGACCTTGAATACACCCGCGAGCATCTGATGCTCGGCGCGTTGCAAGGCAAGATTTTGGATGCGGACGGCAGCGTGCTTTTGGATGTCAACACAGAGTTCGGCGTGCAACGCAAAACGCAAAACATCGAACTGTCCAAAGACACGACTAAAGTCGGTTCGGTATTGGACAAGCTCTTGTCCGAGCAACGCCAAAAATTCGCCGGTGCGCAGGTGCGCGGCTGGGTCGTGTATTGCGGCGCAGAGTTTTTGAGCGCGCTCAAAGAGCATAAGTCCATCTTCGAAGTGTACAAACGCTTTGATGAGGCTCGCGCCTACCGCGAAGGCGATACGCTCAATCCGTCCGAGTTTGTCCACAAGGGCATCCGCTTTATCGAGTATGCCAATCATTTCGGCAGCGACGCCGATATCGGTGCGGACAAGGCAATTCTGTTGCCGGTCGGCCGCAATCTCTACAAAGAGTATTTCGCGCCCGCCGATATGAACGCCACCGTCAATACCCGCGCCCTGCCGTATTACGCCAGCCGCGAGAAATTGCAGCACGACAAGGGTTGGAGCCTGCACATGCAGTCAAACCCGCTGCCGATTGCGCTGCGCCCCGAGTTGTTGGTAACGCTGACCATGTCTTAAACGGATTTCAGACGACCTTTAAGGCAGTTTTAAAGGTCGTCTGAAAACGGAGGACGGCATGATTACCATCCAAGACATGATGACCCGCTTCGGCGAGCAGGAGATGGCGGAGCGGTCGAACCATGAAAACTACGAAACCATAGACGAAGCGGTGATGGCGGCGGCGATTGCGGACGCGGAAGAAGAAGCGGCAAGCTACCTTAGGGCGGCGAAACTGTTTTTTACCAACGACACCGCGCCGCAGGTTTTGAAAATCAAAGTCTGCGACATCGCCCGCTACTACCTCTACGACGACGCGGTAACGGGTATTGTCGAAGAGCGTTATCAGTCGGCGGTCGCTTGGCTCAAAATGGTCGTCAAAAATCCCAATATGCTGGACGAAACCCGCGTATCGGATGACCGCAAACCGTCAACTTGTGCCGTTTATGTGAATGCCGAACCCGATTTGCGGGAATGGCTGAAGGAGTAGGCAATGCGGATTACGGTATCGCACGACTTGTCGCGTATCGCCCAAAGCCTGAACCGCCTGTCGGGCAGGTTGAACGGCAGCCTTGAAGAGCCTTTGCGCGCCATCGGCGGCATGCTCGAAAGAACCACCAAAGACCGTATCCGTGAAACCAAAACCGCGCCCGACGGCAAACGCTGGCAGGATGTCAGCCCCGCAACGGCGGCAGCCAAAAACGGACGCGGCGGGATTTTGTTAGACCACGGCAACCTATTTGCAAGCATTACGCACGAGGCATCGGCAAAAAGCGTGATTACCGGCTCAATCATGGGCTACTCGGTTTATGCGCAGGAAGGCACGAAAACCATGCCGGCGCGTCCGTTTTTGGGCTTGTCTTCGCAAGATTATCAGGACATTGACGAATTGATGTCCGATTGGCTGGGAGGATTGATTGTCTGATATGGCTTTGAAACAGCATGAAAACTTATTGGCGGTCTATCCCGAAATCCTAGGTCGTCTGAAAACCGTCAAAGGCATCAAGGCGGTCAAGGAAATCGGCGAACTTGCCGAGCTGCTCGCCCAAGGTGCGGCGAAGCGCAAAGCCGCCCCGCTGGACGGCGCGGTCTATGTCGTTTACGGCGGCTCGACCTTTGCTGACGAAGCGAAAAACGGCAAATACCTGAAATCGACGCTGCACTTTACCTTTGTTCTGGCGCGAAGCTATACCGCCAACGGCAAATCCACGCTGTATGAGGTCGGCGAGACCCTGACGGCAATCCAGCGTGCGTTTTCAGGCTGGGATGCGGGCGACGAATATGCCGTTACCCCTTTCCGCCGCATCGCCTCGCCATCCATCGAGTATAACGACGGCTTTGCTTTTTACCCTATTTCATTCGCCTGCGACACCGTGCAGGCGGCAAACTAAAGGAGCTGCCACATGGCAAAACAAAACGACCACGGCTTAATCTTTGAGGGCGACGTCAAGGTACGCAACCTCAATCAAAAAGGCTCGGGCTTTATCGACATCGGCAACACCACCGCTTTGACCACGCAGACCAGCGTGGAAACCAAAGAGCGCGTGTCCAAGCAAAAAGGCACTTACGGCAGCGCGTTGGACAGCCTGAAAACCGTCAAGCCTACCGAAATCGGTCTGAAGCTTGACACCTTTGACAAAGACAACCTCGCACTTGCCCTGATGGGCGAAGCCGCAGTCATCGCGGCAACGGCGCAGACCGTTACCGACGAGACCGTAACCATCGGCAAAAAAGGCATGGCGTACAAACTGGCAAACGGCAACATCGACCCGGCTACCGTCAAAGTCAAAAACAAGTCCAAAGCCAATGTCGACGCCAAGCATTTGGACATCAATGCCACCTTGGGCATGATTACCGTCCTGCCTACTGCCGACACCGTCAACGACGGCGAAGAAATTACCGTCGAATACAAAACCCGCGATTCCGGCGGCTACAAAGTGTCCGCCGCGACCTTGTCCCGCTTGGATTTGGAAATCTACGTTGACGGCCGCAACCGCGTTACCGGCGAGACCGGCATCCTGCACATCCCCCATGCCGTATTGGCTGCGGACGGCAGTATCGACTGGTTCGGCGACGACTTCAACGAAGCCGAATTCAAAGGCACGGCGGTATTGGCTTCGGGCGAGACTTCGACCTATTCCTTCACGTCGTACAACAACTAAAGATTCGGGCGGCTTATGCGGATTGGCGGGTTCGCCGGTCGGGCTGTCCGATAAACGGCAAAAAGGTCGTCTGAAACGGGCTTCTGCGTGTAGGCGCAGCGGCATGGAGTTTCAGACGACCTTTTTTTTAAACGGGTTTTAAAACAGATTAGAACCGATACAGGGCTGATTTAATCAGGTATCCGCTGACGGCCATAAAGGCGGAAAATTCCGGCAGTTTCATGTCGCGGATGTGCGCCAACATATCGAAACCGAGATACAGGGCGATAAATGCCGAGAATGCGCCGACGGCGAAAAGTATGGTTAGAGCGAGGGTTTTCATTGGCTGAAATCTGTTAAGGGTTATTCATTCGAGATAGTAAAGGTATCAAAATAATGGCGAATATTCAAGCAGGTTTAGAGATTAAGGCGGGCGTGTCCGGTGCCGAAAACATCGACGCGCTGGCGCAGTCCATCGAGGCGGCGGGCATCGATACGGGTAAACTGACGGCAGAGGCGAAAGAGCTGGGCGCGACGCTGTCGAAAGCGCAAGCCCAACAGGCGGCGATTGCGGAGTATAAGGCATTGTCGGCAGAATTGGACAATACCGCCAAGGAAATGCGTGCGCTGGACGAGCTGACCGCAACGCTTGAAAAATCCATGCGCGGCGGCGGTACGCAGCAACAGCAAGCCGATTTAGCGAAGCTACGCGCCGAATCCGAACGCTTGGCAAAAAGCGAAACCGAGCTAACGGGCAAACTGTATGCCGCCCGCGACGCGATGGCGGTGTCGGGCGTATCCGTCAAAAACCTTGCCGCCGAGGAAAGCCGACTAGCTGCTGAGACGGCAACTGCGACGGTAAAGTTGGATAAGCTGACAGCCGAGGCATCGGAACTTAAAGCCATTGCCGATGCAAAAATCAAACTTGGTATCGATACCGATGAGAAAGCCTTGCGTGAGCTGCAGGAGCTTAAGAAAAGCTATGACCTTTTGAAAAGTAGCGGCACGTTAACCAAAGAAGAACTCTCCCGCGCAACAGCCCGCTATAACGATAAAGTGTTCCAGCTGAATAAGAGCTTATCGGATTTGCGTCCTACACTTGCCGACTTTGCCAATGAGTTCCGAGGGGTGGCGAGTGGTGCTGCCGGGCTGACGTATGCTGCTCGTGAGGCGGTGAAATTTGAAAGCGCAATGGCAGGTGTTCGGAAAGTCGTGGACGGTACTCCTGAGCAGATCGAACAGTTGGGCGGGCAAGTTAAAAAACTGGCGGTAGAGTTCGGCATGATGCCGGAGAAGATGGCTGAAATCGTTGCCGCTGGCGGTCAGTTAGGTATTGCTGCCGATAAGTTGGATGAATTTGCACGCGTTACCGCGACTATGGCAACCGCATTCGGCCTGACGGCTGAGGAAGCAGGCAATGCCGCCGCAACGATTGCCAACGTGTTCCAGCTTCCGATCGATGAAGTGGAAAAGCTCGGCGATGCCATCAACGTTTTGGGCAACAATACCGCCGCGCGTGAAAAAGACATTGTTGCGGCGATGGCGCGTATCGGCGGTACGGCGAAACAGTTCGGACTTGCCGCCGACGAAGCCGCCGCACTTGCCGACGCCTTTATCGCATTGGGCAAACCGCCCGAAGTGGCGGCTACCGCCATCAATGCCCTGCTGCAAAAATTGCAAACCGCGCAAAGCCAGGGCAAAGGTTTCCAAGATGCGCTGCAATCCATCGGAACGTCCGCCGACGAGATGGCGGCAAACATCGCTGCGAACCCGCAACAGGCTCTGACCGAGTTCCTGCATAAACTCGAAGGCTTGGACAAACAAAGCCGCGCCCTGACGCTCTCGCAACTCTTCGGCACAGAATACAGCGACGACATTGCCCTCTTGGTCGGCTCGCTTGGTGAATATGAAAAGGCTTTGGGCTTGGTAAACGACCAAGCGCAAATACAAGGCGCGATGCAGAAGGAGGCGGCAGCTGCATTAAATACTACCGAAGGGCAAATCAATAAGGCTAAGGCGGCAGTTTCCAATATGGCAGGAGAGCTGGGTGATGCCTTATTGCCTATTTTAAAAATAACGGCATCCACGGTTGAGACGGTTGCAACGGCAATTAGCGATTTCACAAAAGATTTTCCGGTATTGTCCAAGCTGGCGGTTTACTTTGCTGCCGCCCGTGTTGCAATGGAGGCGTATTCTGCAGTTGTGCGTCTTGGTGGCGCTGCTGCATTGAAAAGTTTGGTGTCTCAAAAAACTGCTGTCGATGCGTTGACCGTTTCATATGGTAAAGCCGGTTTGGCGGCTAAAGAATACGGGAGTATTGCATCAGCAGGTGTCGCGGCACAATCAAAAGGGTTGACCGGTTTGGCTTCGGGATTGTCTTCCCTTGTTGCCCGATGGGGCATTATCGGTACGACGGCAACGATTGCCGGAGAAGCAGTCGGCGGGTTTATTCAGGATTTGTACGAACATATTCCTGGTCTTCGTGCAGTGTTTGACGAGATGGCGCGTCCGATAGCTATGATTGACAGCCTGTTGACGACGGGGAGTTTGGATAAATATCACGAATTTTTCAAAACTGACGCCGAAATCAAGCGCGAACTGGAAGAATCAAACAAACGGTCTGCTGAAGCCGCCGAAAAAGCCGCTGCCGCCAAGAGAAAGGCAGCCGAAGAGGAAGCCGCCGCCGTCAAAGCCCTGCAAGCCGAATATCGTGCTTCCGCCGCCGAACAGGCTGCGTTGGAGCGCAGTATGGCTGCCTTGCGTGCCGACGGGCGCGAAACTGGCGATTTTTATAGCGAGCTGGCGGTCAAGCTGGAAAACGTGCGTACCAAAACCGCCGACCTGAAGGCAGAACTTGACAAGAAAAACATCAAAATCAGCGCGGATACGGGCGAACTTGCCGAAGCGCAAAAAGCCCTTGAATCTTTGGGGCTGACGGCGGAAGAAGTCACCACCGGTCTGAGTAAGAAAGCGTCTGAAGGGATTGCCAACTTTTCCACCGCCGCTGCCAAGTTTGGCAATGATGCCGAGCAGATGTCGCGTGTATTTCAGGCGGCATTAAAGCAGATGGACAGTCCCGAAGCGGTCGAAAAACTGAAAGCCGCATTGGAAGACGCAGGCAAACAGGCGGGCATGACCGCCGAGGAGATCAAAAAAATCGGCGACGCCGCCCCTGTCGCGTCCGATAAGGTTGCCGACGCATTTGCCAAAATTGGCGTGGACAGCAAAGCCGTGATGACCGGCATCAGCAGCGACGCCCGACAGGCGTTTGCCGACTTTAAGGGCGCGTCCGAACAGGCGGCAGCAGCGGGTCAGAAAGATGCCAAGCTGATGCAGGCGGCGTTTGAGCAGATGATGGGCAAACTCAAAAGCAAGGAGGAGTTCGCCGAGTTCCAACGCCAACTCAAAGCCAGTGGCGATGCAGCACTGTTGACGCAGGAGCAGCTTGCCCGTTTGGGCGACGCGGCGTCAGGCGGCGCGGAAAAAGCCAAAGCCGCCTATCAAGGGCTGAACGATACCGCCGCGCAGGCGGGCGAGGCTGCCAAAAACGCCCACAACAAAGGCGCGCAGGCGGCGGAAAGCCATGCCCAATCCGTCAGCAAGGTGGTCAAGGCAAACGACGATGCAGCGGCGAGTGCGGAAAAGGCGGCGGCAGCGACCGAAAAAGCCGCCAAAGCCGTAACCGACTACGGCTACCGGCTTAGTCAGACGGGCGGCTACGTCAAGTTCAGCAACGAACAGCTTGAATTGATGAACCAAAAATTCAGGGGCGTCAAAATCGGTATGGAAGCAACGCTGCAAATCGGGCGCATGAAGGACTACACCCAGCAGATTTACCTTGCCAACTCCGCCATGCAGCGGTTGAGCGACGCAACGGCGCAGGGCGCGTTGACACAGGGTGTGTTGAACGATGCAGCCAGTGCGGCTGCGGCGGCTGCCGACAAGCTGGGCAATACCGAGCTGACCAAGTTTCGCAATGCGATTGCTGACGCGCAACGTCGTCTGAATGCGCTGCGCCAAGAGGCAAGCGACGCGACGCGCGCCCTTGAGGCAGAGCTTGCCGAACTCAACGGCAACGCCGAAGCGGGCTACGCTTTGCAGCAGGAGAAAAAGCTGCGCGAGCTGAATCAGAAACTGGCAAACGCCAAGCAACTGGGACAAGGAGACATCGCCCGCGAATACCAGCGTCAAATCGAGCTGCAACAGCAGATCTACGACCGCCAACGCAACAAACGCGACGAGTCTGCCGCCCAAGACCGCGCCCGCAGCCAAAACACGGCAAACGGCAGCAACAATGTGGCACGCCAGTTGCAGCAAATCGGCAATCCGCAGGTCAACGTCAATACTGACGAGCTTAACCGCCTTTTGGCGCAGCGCGACGAAGCAGTCGCCAACAGAGCAGTCGGCAGCCTGATGACGCAACTGGAAAACTCGTTCAAGCGGACGAGTTAAATCAGACGGTAGATACAAACCCGACTGCAACCATGCCAAGCCCCGATTTTCGGGGCTTTTGCTTTAATGGGGTTTTATATTTAGGCAAAGGTCTTCTGAAATGGCCGATTGGATTTTAAAGCGCAAGGACACCGGCGCAAGCGTCCGCCTGCCGCAGGATATGCGTTGGGAAGATGAATTTAGTTGGAACAAGGTGGCGCAGGCCGCGCCGCAGCGTACCTTGTCGGGCGGTTTGGTCATTCAACAAGGCATCAAGGCAAACGGCCGCCCGATTACGCTGTCGGGCGATTGGGTATGGCTGGACTTGGGGTCTTTGCGGACTTTACGCGATTGGACGGACGTCCCTGAATTGGAAATGACGTTGTCCCATTACGACGGGCGCGAATTTAATGTCATTTGGCGCACGCATGACGCGGCTTTGGGCAGCGTCGAGCCGGTGCGGTACTCAACGCCCGAGGCGGACAGCGAGCGATACACCGCCAAGCTCTGCCTGATGACGTTTTAAGGTCGTCTGAAAACAGGTTTAAACAGGATTTTAAAAAGGTTTCAAAATGGAAAAAACAACGCGCCTGACGCAACAGGATTTGCAGATTTACCCCAGCCAGCGCATGACCGATACGCCCGACGGCGGCGGTTTGATGGTGGGGCAGCCGCTGACGGGCGAGGATAACGAGATTTTCCCGCCCGTTTCCGACGTTGACCGCACGATGGGCAGTTTGGACGCCCGTTTGCTCTATCCTGCCGTCTTGCGTAACGATTCCGAGCCGCTCTATGGCGGTCATTTTGTCATTACCGAGCCGCCGACCTCTGAAAACGTGTCGTTTTTGGCGTTTAAGGCGCGCAACTACGGCGAGAGCCGCGCAGACATTATGCCGCGAATTGAAGCGTATTCCGTGCCGACGGTGGAGAGCCGTATGACGCTGATGGGGCGGCATTTGGCGGGCGTGCGCCTTGTGCAGGCATATCAGCGCGAAGAAGCTCCGCTGCCTAAAGTGGGCGAACGGTATTGCCTGCAACACGAAGACAAAACCAACAGTAAGACCGAGCGCATCACTGAATATTTCCGCATCGCCAATCTGACGCACGAAATGCGGACGTTTGAAATTCCCCTGCCAAGCGGGCAGACCAAAGAAATCCGCCGCCGTGTCGTCAAAATGGAGACGACCAACCCGCTGACGCGAGATTTTGATGGTGTCGATTACCCGGTCGAGGGGTATGCAGGCAACAAGGTCAAGATTTTGGAGACGCAGGTCGCTGATTCGGCGACTTACTACGGCGTAAAGCCCGTTTCAGGCGACCTCAAGGCGGGTGATGCATCGCTGACGGTTGCCAGCATTTACGAAAAGCTGGTTCCCACTTCGACGGTGGAGACGCCGTATGCCGACCAATATCCCGTTGCGGGCGATATGTGGGTGGCTGCCGCGCCTGAAAAACAGGTGTTTCACGGGTATGTATCGGGCGGTACGCTGACGATGCCCCATTCGCTTTTGCCGGGCAGCATCAAAATCGGCAACTACAAAGACAATGCGCAGGGGCAGCTTATCTCCGGCGACAACATCATCCAAGCCGATTATGAAAAAGGTCGTCTGAGCGGCATCCCGAGCGGGACTTATACCGTTTCCGCCATTCCTGCCGCCAAATCATCGGCTGCGCGGTTTGCCTTTGCCGTTGAAATCAAAGAGACCAACCAAGGCACGGCATTTGCGCCGCTGCTGACACCCGCCCCCGCTGCGGGCAGTCTGAAAGTGTCGTTTATGGCGTTGGGCGTTTGGTATCTGCTCGCCGATTCTGGCGACGGCGTGTTGCGCGATGAGGCAGGCAAAGCGGTAGGCACGGTGTCATCAACCACTGGCTCTGTCGTGCTTAATCTGCCCGTATTGCCCGATGTCGGCAGCCGACTGGTGTTCCAATGGGGCGGGATTTCGGGATTCGCGTCATCCGACGGCGGCAAGACCGGGACGGCAGCGACGCCGAAACCCGCAGAAAGCAAATGCACCTATGGTTTGGGTCATCCAATCAAGCCGGGTACGTTGGTATTGACTTGGGAGGACAGCGGCACCAAAACCGCCCGCGACGACGGCAACGGCAGTCTGACAGGCGATATGCAGGGGTCGGTTGATTACCTCAACGGCGTGATTTCGACCGAACGCTACATCAACAGCAACACGGTCGAATATGCCTGTGAAGAGACGCGACGAATCAGCGCAAGCGTGGTCGGCGGCGCAGGCTACGGCATGACGGCGGAGGATAAAGGGGCGCATTGGGAGCTGGTATTCAAGGACGCTACGCCTAATCAGTCGGTCTTCAGATTGGATGTCAAAGGGCAAGTCTCTGAAGAGACAGAGTACACGGTGCCGAATTGGTATGGCGCAGCGGTTAGATAGGAGATGAAAATGGCGATTTCTGCCGGAAAAGAAATTAAATCAGGTACGGCGCGCATCAGTCTGCTCGCAGCCAAAGGCGGCTGGAAAACGGGTAAAAACGCCGTGCAGGGTATCCGCTGGGACGGCGGTAAGCTGATTGTGCCTAAATCCGCGTTGCGGGTGGAGGCATTGGCTTGGGCGACCAAGTCTTATTCGACCTTGGGTGCCGCATGGCGTGCGCAGGAAAAAGACGTGACCGCCAAGAAAACCGTCGATATGTCCTTCAGCGACTGGAATGCGGAATTTTTGTCCGCCGACTCGTCCCACGCCAAGCCCCGAAGCGGGCGTCTGGCAGGCGGGCTGACATTTAATGTCTTGATTGACTTTGACCAAGGCAGCACCTGCGTCTTTAATTCATGGTCTTTTTCAGACGGGACGACCGAAATCGTCGAATACGGCGGAACGCTTTATAAAAACTGGGATGCAGCCAAAGGCAGCGGCGAAAATATCGGCACATTGTCCGCCGCCGGAGAAGTGTCTATCAGCGACCCTGCCATCAAATTCCAAAGCCTCAAGGTAACGGGCGGGGTTGTCCGCTTGCCGCAGGTTAAGATTTTCTCCTATGCGGGGCGCACACCCGCCGCGCCGGTCAAGCCCGAAAGCTTTACCGTTTATACAGGCAGTGGCGAAGTTGCGGGACGCAGCAATGCTGACGGCAATATCGAGGGTAAAATAACAGGTAAAATCGACTACGAAACAGGGTTTTACGAAATTAGCCGAACCGAAGGATTTTATCCCGAAGAGCTGCGCTACAACGCCGTAACCCAAGACAATCTGCCCTTGGATTCGTCGATTATCGGTATCGACGCCGTGCGCCTGCCTGCCGACGGCCGCGTCCCCGTGTTCCGCAAGGGCGACATGATTGTGATTTCCAACCGCCTCAAGCAGGATTTGGGCAGCGCGTTTACCGCCGCCCAGAAAATCGCGCTCAACCGACAAAACCTAGACCGCCTCTGCTTGGTCGACAGCAAGGGCAAACACGTCCTTGCCGAAAAATACACGGCAGACCTCAAAGCGGGCAGCATTACCTTCGGCGAGCCGTTGGACTTGTCTCAATACACCCTGCCGCTGACCGCCGTGTGCGCGTGGGAAGAGGAAAACCGCATTACGGGCGTCGATATTTCGGGTCGTCTGAAACTACAATTTGCCATTTCGCGCGCCTACCCCAAGGCAGGGACTTACGTTTCGTCCGCCCTAATCGGCGGCGATTTGCTGGTACGCGCGACCGAGCCTTTCTCACAACAGGCATGGGACAACGTTTGGGCGGATTCGCGGCGCGGCGATCCGATTCTGGCAAAGGCCAACGTCAAGGACTACCCGATCAAACTCGCCAGCAACGGCGCGATTACCGAGCGTTGGCTGATTAGATTCACCACCGCCAACCAGTTTGAGCTATACGGCGAGCAGCTGGGCTTGGTTGCCAAGAGCGATACCCTGACCGACCTCGCCCCCGCCAATCCTGCTACGGGTAAGCCGTACTTTACGATTAAATCGACAGCGTTCGGTGGCGGCTGGTCTGCTCAAAACTGCATCCGTTTCAATACCTACGGCACGCCGCTTCCCGTGTGGATTTTACGCAGCGTCCAGCCCTCGCCCGACAGGCAGGAAGGGCGCGACGGCTTTACCGCCTGTTTGCGCGGGAATACGGTGGCTGAGTAGAGGCGGATAAGCAAAAGGTCGTCTGAAACTTGGAATCATGGTTTCAGACGACCTTTTATACCGCTTGTTTATTTTTAATGCCGTTTAATTTAAAATGCTGTTGATATTTTTTTAAACGGAGTAATAAGAATGAAAAAAATTATATTAATAGCTACGTTAACTGCGATTGTGGCAAGCGGCTTGGCGGGCTGCGGGAAAAGTAAAGAAGAAATCGAACTGGAGCGCGAAAAGATTGCATTACAGCGAGAAAAGTTACAACAACTTCGAGAATCGAAACAAGATAGACCGATTGCTGCACCGCAGCCCGAAAAAATGGAGGTACAGACAAAAAAAGACGTTCAGCCAGAACCTGCACGGGAGAATGTAACGGTCAATGTCAACCAGGCGGAGCAGCAGGTGGAAGTTAGACGGGTAAGTAAAGCTGTCATGATTTCAAACGCCAAAACATACTTTTCCGAGAGTGTGCTGCGAAGTGTCGAGGCGCGTTATAAGGACGGAGAAAGTATTTTGTGTGGAGAGGTACTTTGGGATAAAGCCAACTGGCGGCGGTTTGTACAAGTCAATTCATACAATGACAAAGACGGCAAAATAATGACGCAAACCTATTTCGACAAAGATTATTCGCACGAATTTTCAGACACCATATGGCGAGAATATTGCCGCTGATACAAGTATCCGACTGCAACCATGCCAAGCCCCGAAAATCGGGGCTTTTGCTTTAATAAGGCTTTATTTTTAAAGCAAAGGTCGTCTGAAATGTTTAATACAGAAAGAGTACCAGTAAAGGTTTATCGTTGGGATGACGCAGGTGCGCCGCAGGTTATGCCTGTCGATGGCGCAGTAAAAACCATTTTAAAAGCTTGTTTGGTAACCGGTTATGGCGAAAACGAAAATCGAAAAGAGCCGCTGGGCTGGGAAATGCTACACGAAAACGGAAATGACGCATGTTTTCGCAGTATGTCTGAAAAATCTACCAAATGGGCTTTAGGAGTATACGGAGGTACTCAATATGGCGGCGCCGATGTGGTTGGTTTAAAAGACCCAATTTCTGCAAAAGCAGGGGCGGAAACTGTTAATAATAATACTAATAAATTCATGTATGCCCACTACAGAAGAGAAGATAATGAGCCATTAGAGTGGGTTGTAGTTGGGCATGCTAGGGCTTTTTGTTTGATTATAACTAATCCAAATTATGCCAATATTTGTGCCCATTTGTATTTTGGAGATTTCCCCAGTCTTGCAGTGGCTGATAATAATAATTGTGTTTTATCTTTTGTTACTAATCAAAAATATTTAGACAATGGGTCAAACAAAATTAGTTCCGTGGTTATGTCAGATTACAAAGGAGATGGCTTTGTCGAAGTCAATCATGCAGTCAAGAGCGTGGAGAATGTAAGACAGGTAGTCGATTATCCAAACCCAGTCACTAATGGCTTTACTGCTGATGATATTTATTTGTTTGAATTAAACCAAAACAAAAAAATAATGCTGCGAGGATTGCAGGCGGGATTGCTGAGCACCTTTGAGAGAATGCCAAATAACGATGGTCTCAAATATAGGACTGTTTACCGAAATTTAGATAATACCGGAGACAGTTGGATGTATTTCCGTGGATTTAACGAGCGGGGTTTTTTGGTCAACCTTACAGCATGGGAAATCTAAATGGCTGATTTGATTTTTAAAAGCCGCGCTGTAACTAAATTCGGCGTGCGTCGCTCAAAAATCGAAAACCATGCCGTCAAAAGCCGTGCCATCCGTTCTCCTCATGTTAAATACGGCGGGCGCGGTTATATCGCCGGAGAGGCGGAGGGGATTGTTACCGTTGGTGGGCAACCTGCCTCAAGGCGCATCTACCTGTTCGCCCGCTCTAATATGGAGTGCATTGCCGATACTTGGAGTAAAGACGACGGCAGCTACCGCTTCGATCGGCTGAAGGAGGGCGAGGAGTATCTGATGGTGGCGACGGATTATAAAAAGCAATACGAGCCGGTCTCCTATGATTTCATCAAGCCCTTTGTCGATACTGACGGCGGATAAGGTCGTCTGAAATGTCTGACGATAAATCCAAAACCTATACCGATTCCGCGCGGATTCCGCTGCCTTTCGGGGCGTTGATTGCGGAACGTAAGCCGTCAAACCGATTGCCGATACCGTTTACCCGACTGCTGCGCCATATTGCGGCAGGCGGGGAGGTTGCGCCGATTGAGCCGCCAAAGCCCAAACCGCCCGAACCTTACGCGCCGCCTTCAGGCTATGCCGCTGTATCGGGTGAGTGGGGGTTTGTTTTACATGAGGCGGGGACGGGGTCGGCTTGTTTGGCCGGTGGTTTCGCGGGCGGTAGCGCGGCGGTCGGAATGTCGGGCGTGTCGGTTGAGGCTGTTGACGTTGCCCATTGTTTTCAGACGACCTTTGAGGGGATGACCGCGCTTGAAGGTCGTCTGAAATCGCTGTCTGAGCCGTCGTTTGCGGTTTCGGTGTGTGCGGCAGGGGTTCAAAGCGCGATGGATGGGCTGGACGGCTGCTCCGGCGCGAACACGACAGGCAGCCTGTTTCTGACGGGCTGCGGCGGCGATGCGCAGGCGGCTCAGGCGGGCGAGCTATTGGAAACCCACGCGGAAAGTACGTTTTCAGACGACGCTTTGTTGGTTGGCTGCCTGCAATCGGACATCCTTGAGGCAGCGGATTTGGCGCGTTGTTTCAGCCCTAAATCTTTGCCTGCGGTTACCGTCCCTTGCGAATACTACGAGATTCCGGTCGAGCCGGAACCCGTCCCCGAAACCTACGTCTGCGGCATCCGTCCTCCGTCCAACCGCCTTGCTTTGCGGTTTTACCGTAAAAAAATTGCGCACGACCCGCGCTATATCCCGCTGCCGTTCGCCTGTTTTGATACGGCAAAAACCCCTGTTTTAAACGGATACATTATGAAAAACACCGTCAAAGCCACGGCGGACGGGCAGCCGATTGAGTTGTTTTCCGCCTCGTTTACCGCCGATACGGGCGGCTACTGCTGGCAAGGCAGTCTGACCGTATCGCCCGAGGATTTCGCGAAAATCAATCCCGACGCACGCTCAAAGGGTGAGGAAGCGCAAATCAAGGTGCAAATCAATGCGGACACTTTTGTGATTCTTGCCGAGGATTACAGCGACAACCGCCGCTTCGGGCAAAAAAGCTATACGGTAACGGGCAGGAGCGTTACCGCCCGCTTGGGCGCGGACTACGCCCCAAAAGGCAGCGGCACATACCGCAACCCTATCTACGCCCAACAAATCGCCACGGAGGTGTTGAGACCGACGGGGGTGGGCTTGGACGGATGGACGATGGCGGATTGGCTGATTCCTGCCGATGTGTACGCATTGACGGACAAAACGCCTATGGCAGTATTGCAAGAGCTGGCGCAAGCGGCGGGCGGGTTTATTGAGAGCGACCGCGCCAAGCCAACCCTGAGATTTAAGCCGAAGTGGAAATCGGCAGCTTGGGAGGTGGCGCAGGCTGCGGCAGACGTGACCGTGCCTGCCAGCGTAATTTTCGGCATCAGCGGGCAGCGCAGCGTGTCCGAGCGGGCGAACGGGATTTATGTTTGGCCGAGCCATAACAAGGGCAAGGGCGCGGACGTGTACCGCAACGGCAGCAACCGCGAGCCGCGAGCCTCCGCGCTGACCCACGCGCTTTATACCGACCAGCCTGTTTTGCTTGCGGCAGGTATTGCCGCCTTGAGCGCGACGGGCGTCCACAAGCGCGAGACCGTGTCTTTGCCGGTATCGGATAAATACGCCATCCCTATGGCGAATTTGGGCGAGATTTGGCAAATCAGCGAGCCGTCGGGCAATTGGCAGGGCGTGGTCGTGGGCGTATCGGTTGAGGTCAAAATCGAAAACGACGCGCCTGTCGTTACTCAAAATGTCAGCATCGACCGCTATTTGGACGAGTGATTAAAGCTACTTTAAAAATGCTTTAAAGGTCGTCTGAAAGCCATGTTCAGACGACCTTTTATCTATTTGTTGAGGGTAACAAAATGACCAATCTGTATCAAAACCTGACGGCACTGCTCAATCGCGAACAGCGCGGCATCGCCAAAATAACAGGCGATTTGGGCGGCGGCTCATGGGCGGCGCAAACGCAAAGCGGCGGGAATATCGTTTTGAGCGGTCAGGCTGCTTTGAATCAACGTGTTTTCTACGATGTACGCACCAACCGCATCATTAGCCAAGCCCCCGATGCCGCCGTTTTGGAGTTGGGCGTGTAGTGTTGAGTGCAGGCTCGCCGCCTTGGTAGTGGGTGATGGGCTGAGATAATTTGTTTTATTTTGAGAGTGTTATGAGTACGGATATTCTGCGTTTCAAACAGGGCGAAACCGTCGAAATCAGCGTGATTTTCGATGTTTTGGACGACTTGGGTATTTCTGCTCTGACCGGCGTTACCGCTGCCGCCGAACTTCGGCGCAAATATACTAAGGAGACGGTCGCCCGTTTTCAGACGACCCTTTACCCCGAAATCCGTTTGGTGCTGCTGCGTTTGGATGCTGATGTGTGCCGAAGTTTGGCGGAGGGGCATTACGTTTTCGATTTGCAATTCGTTCGCCGCTCTGACGGCTTGGTGCAATACAGCGGAGATATTCCGCTGGAGATTTTAAAGAGTACGAGCAATGTTGGGTAAGTTTAGAGTTTTTAAGGGAAATTTGGAAAATGCCGCGCATCGGTACGATGACGACTTGTATCGGACGTGGTTGATCCAGCCCGAGAATCAAGGCAAATCATTTAAGGATTTCACGCAATGGCTTGCCGACGTTAAAAGCGAGGATGCGGGCGAAGCCCCTGATTTCGTAGCAAGATTTATTTTGGCAATTTCATAAAAGGCAGGTAAAAAAAATGACATTAAGACAACGTATAGACGCGCTGGTGGACGCTATTGGCACAAAATTCAAAGAGGTTATCGGTAAAATCGGCTCGACAGATATGCTGCAAACTACGGAGCGCGGGAGCGTGGTAGGTGCGGTAAACGAGTTGAAAATCCGTATTGACAACATCGGCAGCGGCAATAGCGGCGCGGCGATTGACGATACTGCACCTGCGGCTGATAAAGCTTATTCCAGTCAGAAGGTTGATTCGCTGATTGATGCGGCAAAAACGGCTGTCAAATCAGAGATTTTAGACGGCGCGGACGCGGCATACGATACGCTGGCGGAAGTTGCAAAGTATATTGAGCAGGACAAAACCGGCGCGACCGCGCTTTCGGAAGCTGTTGCCAAACGCCTGCGTATCGATGAGGCACAAGTTTTGACACAGGCGCAAAAAACCGCAGTAGAAACCACGCTCAATCTTGGCGATACTGATACCGACTTCGTGGCTAAATTTAATCAGGCGTTGCAGTCATGA